TGTGAGATTTAATCAACCTACCGCCAGAACAAATATGCAACTAGCTTCTGTAACTCCCACCCAAGAAGAACTAAGTCAGTATATAGTGTATCACACACATCCCGTACCTGAGTACCAACAACCACTCTTCACATACCCCAGTGAGCCGGACTTCAGAGCCTACATCGGCAATTATCCAGCTGTTCAAGCAAATATCATCCTCGAAAATCAAGGATACTATGTCATAGATCTTATTGAAACGAATATGGATAAACCAAACCCCGATGATGTTGTTAGAGTTTTTAACGAACTTATGGATGGTCGTGAATTTCAAAGAGTGAGAGTTACTTGGAGTTCCCTCGTATATATAACCACCACAGCAGAAAAATGGAAGAGAGCTGTGAATAACTACTTGGATCCCATAATGCGGAGGCAGTTTGGTATTTCTGTTAGGTATTACACGTGGAACGAACTTGGTAAGATTACACTACTGGATAAAAATGTTATTATGAATAGTTAAAAATAAAATGCGATAAACTCTTAGCGTATAATAGGGGTCAATGAAATTCAGAGTCGTGCGCCCAAAAATGGCATTAAGGAAAAAGCGGGTAAAACTAACCCGTGAAGTTGTCCATGATTTGAAAGAAATAAGTAAGTTATCTACTATCAAACAATGGGAATTTGCTGGTGGTATCACATACAAAGAATTCAAGTTTAGTAAAGCAACTCGCGTGACTTCGAAAAAAAGAAACCGCGTTGATTCTCCCGAAATTCAACGGGTGTGGTATTCCGAAATAGCCTATCATACTCATCCCGGGCACGGTCACCATGATAAAAATACACACGAGGATACACCCGTATATACTACTCTTCCTAGTAATGCTGATTTTGAAGCCTTCATCAAAGGATTTCCTGAAATGCAAGTCAATATAATATGTGATTCAAATGGATACTATGTCATTGACATCCTTAAATCCGTATATATTAGGGCGTCACCTTTACCTGAATCTGTGTATGAATATATGAGAAAGCTCCGTGGTACTCCATTCATGCGCATTTGTGTATTTGGTGATGAAAATGTCGAGTATTTTCATACAACCCTAAAAAACTGGAAAAGAGAAATTAACGGAACGGTCAATAAAGAAATGGCAGAACTATTTGGAATATCACTTCGATATTATACATACGATGATGAACCCCCAATTATTACCATCTATCAGGGTATAGACGTAGTATAGAATCCTCTAATTCATCCACTTCATACCAGGCCCAATGACATTCCGACGAATCCTTATCTATTTCACACATTTCCTGTGCTTCTTTTATCGCTTCTGTGAAGCGTAAACGAAGTCTCAGATTCTCCTTAATTGGAGGCACATCTATAATAGTTGGTCGTTGGTACATAGCTTCAAGAACATTCTTACGTGTCTTGGCTAGTTTTATTTTGTACAAACTATTTTCAGAAAAAGTTGCTAAACACTTCATATTCTACCTAAGTTGAGATTTTTTAACTTCATTTCTAACATGATGAACACCGACTACATTATCAAACTCGAGAAGCTCAATGAAGAGTCCCGACTCAAGATTGAGCAGCTCAAGAAACTTCTCACTGAGGCCAACGAAGAGAAGGTCGATGCCCTCAAAAAGCTCAACGACCTCGAGAACAAGACTTCATTGTACCACATGACTGCTCGTGTTACCTCCAACGATTAATTTATCCGAGATAATAGTATGTCACCGTTTCATTCATTCATGACTTTAGCGGGAGTACTTACTACCTGGATGGTACCGGAGTACATAAAACTTTTCAAAAGTATAAGTAAGAAATAATGTCTTATAATGTCGAACCCTGCACCTTCAAGTACCGTGTCTCCTCCCTAGAAAAGGTTGTCGATGGTGACACCATCGATGTCAATATTGACCTAGGTTTTGATGTGTGCACCAAGCAACGTGTCCGTCTCCTAGGTATCGATACCCCCGAGTCGAGGACCCGTGATCTCGAGGAGAAAAAGTTTGGTCTTCTCTCTAAGAAGAAGTTGAAAGAATGGTGCCTAAAGGCTGTCGCATCTGAGAAGGATGATATAGAAATCGAACTCAGATGCCCAGAGGCAGATTCCAGGGGAAAGTTTGGTCGCGTCCTCGCGGAGGTTTGGGTCTCAGAGGAGGGTCACTGGACCAATGTCAATAGGTGGATGTGTGAGGAAGGGTATGCAGTTCCATATGTGGGACAGAACAAGGCGGACGTTGAGGCCCTCCACATGAAGAATAGAGAAAAGGTCAAGGACCAGTTGTAGTTCTAAAAGTATCTCGAATCCATAAATTACAAATCCATTTTTCACCAGACTTTACAGGTCTCCCACCATGTAAAGATTTGGAAGTGAATGACCCATTATTATCTAGATTTTGGAAAAAAAGTGCATCACCAGCTTTTAATTTAAATTTCTTATTTAAATTTGGAAATTCCGTTTCACCCCCCTCGTAATCGTCATTGAGAGCTAGAATAAATGTATATATACGCTGTCCTTCCATCGATTCGAAATTGGTATCATAATGCTCCTTATAGTATCCACCCGTTTCGTAATGCACCACATGTAGGTCTTCGCAATTATAAAATGTCATGTGAGCATGAGATGCACACTTTTCTGTAATACGTTTCACAACTGGGTCACTCGAATATAACCACATTGACTTACAATTTCTAATAGCCTGATCACTATCTAGGTCAGGACCAATTTTTGATGACGTCAAATTACCTAGAGCTTTTTGTTTAATATGTTCGACTTCATCTTCTGTGATGAAGTTTGATATGACAATTGGTTCATTATACATCTACTCTATTTACAGCGTATTTCTTTATCCATAAATTACAAATCCATTTTTCACCAGACTTTACAGGTCTCCCACCATGTAAAGCCTTAGAGGTCGCCAGTTCATAATTATCTAGGGTGTCGAAGAAAAGTGCATCACCAGCTTTTAATTTAAAAGTTTTATTCAGGTTTGGAAATTCAGTCTCACCACCTTCATAGTTGTCATTTAATGCGAGAATGAATGTGTACATTCTACGATTTTCGTCACCCTCAATAATATCTTGGTGAGGTTTGTAGTACCCATCGGGTTTATATCTAAGAACCTGCAACATTTCACAATTTCGAATAGGTCTATCTGTATGTTTTAAACACTTATTGATTACACCCATCACTACTGGATCTTCGTAACTTAACCACGCAGTTTCACTTTTTCTAACCGATTCCATTAATTCCCCTGTTTTTGAAACTGTCGATGGTTTAAGATTATCTTCAGCCTTTTTTATAATGTAGTTTCTCTCATGGGGTGTGAGAAAATCATGTAAAACCATGGGTTGTGGATACACTGGTAGTAAATAAATTACCAGAACTATTAAAAATAGTAAGAGTATCATCTTAGTGTAACTACATATAAATATTTTGAGGCGATCTACAGTTATATCTTTTTCGAATCGTTTCAAAAATTTCATTCGCATAATCTACAATTTTTTTTAACAAATCTGAAAATTCATCGTGACGAGTAGGTTCAAGTACATACTGTCTGAGAATATCACCTCCGGTATTAGCCACCATTTCAAAAATATTTGAAAGATCTAGTTGTTTATCTCTAAATTTTTCTCGGCGTTGTATATAGTTTTTGAATGAATCTTCATCTATATCATTTAGCATGTATGCTATACGAGCATTTAGGTTATCCACAGGTCTTATATCGATAAATAGATTTTCACGCTCCATTTGATGGACAACTACACTATATTGAAGAATAAGATCTGTAGCCCCGACCTCCCGAAGTTCTCTAAACGAAGGTACTCCACCACATGGAATATCACCATGTTCTCTCGACACCATAGTCTTCTTCCTAAATTCGATAAAATGTGGATTATGTATTCTACCTTCTTCAATTTCACCAGTTCTCCAATTGAAAGCGGTGTGGCAACTAATACACCACATCTGAGCACACCCACTTGTTTTATGAATCACTGTACCACATTTTGGACACGATTTGCTATCTTTATTTAAAAGTGTCATAGTTTCCACCGTTTGGGGATCACATACATGATCATGTGTGAGTTTTTCATTGCACTTTTTACAGTAATGCTTTTCACACAATCCACAATACCAATTTTCACTGAGAAACCCTTTACACGTTTCAATGGGACATTGACGTATAAATTGCCGCGGTTCCTGATCGGCGTATGTTACATGTGACCTGACATGTTCAATATTTTGATATGTAATTTCCATTTCGTCGTACAGTGCCACTACTTCTGGGTGTAATTCAGTTTCTTCCCCAATCTCGTGTGTTCGGTACCTTTGGTGTAGTTCTATTAGTTTTTCTTTTTGATCACGGAGAGTGTGTCGAAG